GTCCGGGACGAACGCCCTGTCCAAGGTCGACGGGAAGGTCGCACCCGCGAAGGCCGACATCCTCGGCCTTCGCGAGGCCGCGATTACGAAGCTCGACCAGGTCAAGAAGAGCTCCTAGCTAACCTGCTCGCTCCGCCCATTCATGGGTTTTCTATGGTCGGTGGCCTTGAAACTAAGGCTCACTCAGCCCATACGAATACCCGTACGAAGACCTGTCACCGGCGGATACGTAGACGGATAATTAGACTTCTGCTCAGGAGAAGGAGCTAAGATGGGCATCGGACCTTTTACGACCTACGCGCCTCCCGGCGTTTACACCCGGACCGTCACCGAGCCGGTCGTCACCCAGCTCCTTGGAGGCCTTCGGGTCCCGGTGCTGATTGGGACGGCAAAGGAGACCCTGAGCCAGACGGACTACGAGCTCGTCAGGGGCTCAAGCTCCGTCGCCGACACGCCCGTCTTCGGGGAGGACGCCGCGGGCCGCGCTGTCGTGTCCGGTCCGAACAACGCCCCCGTGCTCGGCCCGTTCGACGGCGCCAGGACGAAGTTCAAGGTCCGCAACCTCCCGATCGTGGACGGTTCCGGGATCGGAAAGACGACCTACGACGCCACGAAGGTCTCGGCCACCGTCAACGGGCAGCAGTCCGTCGTCGCGTCCGTCGACGGGGCGAACGGGATCGTCCAGCTCCTGATCCCGCCCCAGGCGGACGACGTCGTCACGATCAACTACTTCTTCCACCGCGGCGATACTCGGATCACCGACGACGTCTCGTCCCAGGTCACGACGACCCCGGCCGTCCTCGTCGCTCCGCAGGCGGAGACGTACAGCGTCCTCGCCGGCGTGAACGACACCTTCGCCGTCACGGTCGACGACGTCCTCCAGGTCTCGATCGCGCTGACGGTCGGCACCGGCCGCGCCGCCTCGGACGTCGCGAACGACATCAACGCTGCGGCCGTGACCGGCCTCAGCGCGTCCGTCCACGTCGACGCCGCGGGCCTGAACCACGTCCAGCTCCAGGCTCAGGGCAACATCCTCATCGGATCCGGGAACGCCAACGGCGTGTTCGGGTTCAATCCCGGGACGAGCACGGCCCGCAACGCGGCCTTCCGCGTCCTCAACGGCCCGGTCGTCGACGGCTCCAGCGGCGGCATCACCACGACGGATCCTTCCAGGGTCGTCGTGATCGTCAACGGCGTCCAGGTCCTTGCGAAGACCCTCGACGGCGCCAACTCGATGGTCACCCTTCCGTTTGCGCCGAAGCCCGGCTCGACGGTCGCCATCACGTACTACTTCAACACGTGGCAGGACACGTTCGACTACCTGCCGAACAGCAACATCGTCAACGTCGGGAACGTGGGCATCGCGCCCAACCGCCGCGACTACCTCAACGGACCCGACTTCGTCGTCATCAACCAGGGCGAGCAGTCGATCATCCAGTGGGGAACGGCCTTCCTGGTGACCGCGGGCGAGAAGACGGGCCTCACCACCTTCGACTCCACCCAGATCACCGGCCTCCTCGTCGACAACCGGATCTACGGCGTCCCCTGCGCGAGGTTCACGGATCCGCTCACCGCGACCGTCTCCGAGACGAAGTTCGTGACGCCGCTCTCGCCGACGACCGGCAACGGCAGGGATACGCCCCTCGGCGTCTCCCTCTACCAGACGATCACGAACGGAAGGATCGACCTTCCGACGAACCGCCCGGACCTCGTCACCGTCCACGTCGGCAAGACGTGGCGCGACGCCGCGGCCCGTCCGTCGGTCGTCGTCCTCGAGGCCGACTCGGCGACGAACACCTTCGTCCTCCGCGATCCGGTCCCCGCCGACTATCAGGCGTTCGCCACCTTCTGGTACAACCGGATCTCGGACAGCGCCTTCACCTTCAGCGTCGTGACCTCCGGCCCCTCGGGCGTCGGACAGTACACGATCGAGTCGAGCGCGACGGGGGCCAACCTCTTCGGAGCCAAGTACGGGACGAAGTCCGGTCTCTCCCAGACGGTCCAGTGGCCGTCCGGCGTCGAGTACCTCCCCGACGCGTTCCACACCGGCTCCGGGACCCCCGTCTCCGAGACCGTGACCGTCCTCTTCAGCAACTCGCTGAACCCGGCGTCCCACGCCTCGTTCTCGAACGCCCAGCAAGAGCCGTACGACATCTACTCCGCCAGCAGCATCTTCGGCGGCGTCGTGGTCGACGGGACTCCCGCGGTGTCCCCGAACCTCGCGACGGCGTACAAGGCCGTCCTCGTCGGGAACCCCGTCACCAACCCGGTCGCCCCGCTGGCGACCGACCGGATCGTCCTGGTGATCGACGGCGTGACGCTCGGCCCGATCGACGTTTCGCTGTCGCTCTCGGTGGCCGCGGCCGCGGCGGCGATCAACGCTTTCGTCGACCTCGACGCTCAGGTCCATGCGGACGGGTCCCCGACGTTCCTCTCGACCGCGCCGAACGCCCTCGCCTCCGCGACCTCGTACGGGACGCAGGCCCTCCTGCAGGTCAAGGGCAGGAACGTCCAGTCGTTCACGAACGGCCTGACCTCGAGCGTCCTCGTCCTCGTCCCGACCTCCGGCGGCCAGACGGACGGCTCCCCGAAGTTCGGGCTCGCCCCGAACATGTCGGCGGCCGGCTCCTACAGCGCGATGAACCAGCCGGCGACCCTCGTCGGAACCAAGGTCGCTCCGTACAACATCACGTCCGGCCTGAACAACAACTTCCAGATGAGCGTGGACGGCCTGGACTTCGGCGTCACGCTGCCGTCCGGCGCGGCCACCACCCTGGAGGACGTCGTCACCGCCATCAACGACGGCTACCTCGCGGTCGCCCCCGCGGCGGACGTCGCCACGTACACGGCCGACCTCGTCGCCCTGGCGAACAACCTGAAGGCGACCTTCAACTCCCACATCCCGTCGGTCACGTACCACCTCATCGCAGACGCGGTGAACCCGGTCGTGTCGCCGAACGCGACGGACCTCGTCACCAGCATCACGCTGATCAACGAGTTCCGCACGAACTACAACGCCCACCTTTCCCAGGCCGGCGTCCATCAGCTGAGCGACACCGTCAATCCGACGGCCCTCCCGGCCTGTACGGACCTCCCGACCGCGATCCTGCTCGCCCACGACCTGAAGGAGAAGTACAACTTCCACCTCCTTCAGAAGGGCGTCCACGGGTTCGACGACACCGTCAACGCCGAGACGGTCGCCATCGCCGTCGACCAGCTGACGGAGGAGGCCCTCCTCACGGACCTCAAGGCCAAGATCAACGCTCACTACCTCCAGTCGGGCGTCCACAAGGTGAACGACGTCACGGACACGATCCTCGGGATCACGGTCCCGGACGGCCCCGGCGGCCCGTACACGAACTTCGCGGCCCTCGCCAACGAGATCAAGGCGAAGCTCAACGTCCACCTCGCGTCCACGGCGTACCACGCCGTGGCGGACACGACGAACGTCATCGTCGCCCCGAACGCGACCACGGTCGGGCCCGCGGGGCTCGCGTCGGTCATCGCCCTGGCGAACGCCATCGGCTACGCGACGACGTTCGGCTCGTACAACGCCCACCGGACCCAGCTCCAGGGCATCTACCACGTCCACGGGACGAACGACCTCGTCGACGCGGCCACGGCCACGCTCTCCGAGCTCGTCGCCCACACGGGCACGGGCTCCATTGCCGGCCAGCTGTGGCTCTCCTCGAGGGTCAACTCTCAGATCTCCAACGTCGGGATCAAGAGCACCGGGACCGCCAACGACGTCCTCGGCTTCGTCGGAGGGGCGCTCGCCCAGCGCCTTCAGCCCACGGCGAAGGCCATCGCCAGCGCCCTGAACGCGAACGTCGCCTTCGGCGCCCTCGCCGTGGCGTACGGGCTCCCCGTCCCGGGCCTCGGGAACTACCTCGAGATCAACTCGAGGTCGACCGGGTCCACCTCGACGATCGCCTTCACCTCGGTCGCAGGCACTGCCTTCGTCACGGACACCGGCCTCGGGATCGTCCCGGGTTCGAGCTCCGCGGTCGGCGAGAACGCCCAGGCCGGGTACACGGTCTCCAGCTCGGCCGGCCTCGCAGGCTCCCACGGGACCGGGTTCCCGGGCCAGACCTACACGGACGCGACCACGGGCCTCCGCTTCACGGTCCTCCCGGCCACCGCCGGGGACTACGACAACGGCGGCAGCTTCAAGCTCGCCGTCGGCCAGACCTTCACCTGCGACGGGACGATCCCCCTCAGGTGCATCGGCGGCGTCGAGACGACCGTGTTCAACACGAACAACATGAACCCCGGGACCGCGGCGGTCCTCACGACGTACCCGAGGTCCGGGACGCACCCGAAGATCGGCGACGTCTACTACGTCTCGTACGACTACGCGAAGACGGACCTCGCGACCGGCCTCTACCGGGACAACAAGAAGATCCAGCAGTCCTTCGGGCCTCCGACCCCGGACAATCCGCTCTCGCTCGGCGCGCGCTTCGCGCTCCTGAACGGCGCGGTCCTCCTCGGGCTGAAGCAGGTCCAGAGGGCCCCGGGCTCCTCGCAGGCGACCCTCCAGTCCTACGTGGCGGCCATCGACGAGCAGCAGAAGCCGATCAGCGGCTCGGTCAAGCCGGACGTCATCACGCCCCTGGCCACCGACCCGCAGATCTTCTCGTACCTCAACCAGCACTGCGTCTTCATGAGCAGCCCGAGGCAGGAGGGCGAGCGCACCGGCATCGTCGGCGTCGCGGTCGGCACGTCGCCGCTCGGGGTCCAGGCCATCGCCCGGGGCCTCTCGTCCGAGCTCATGATCGTCACGTACCCCGACTCGTTCGTCATCACCCTGACGGACGACCAGGGGAACTCGTTCGACCAGCTCGTGGACGGCTCGTACGCCGCCGCGGCCCTGGCCGGCTCCACCTGCAACCCGTCGGTGGACGTCGCGACGCCCATCACGCGCAGGTCCCTCATCGGGTTCAAGAACCTCGGCAGGCTCCTCGATCCGACCGACGCGAACGCCACGGCGGTCTCCGGAGTCACGGTCGTCGAGCAGGTGGACACCGGCCTCCGGATCCGCCACGGCCTGACGACCCGGACCGACACCGTCATCACCAGGACCCCGTCCGTCACGCTGACGATCCAGTTCGTCCAGCAGACCATCCGCAAGGTCCTCGACCCGTACATCGGCCAGAAGTTCACCGGGGCCATCATCAAGTCCGTCGAGACCCAGCTGACCGGCGCGTTCGGCAACCTCATCGACCAGCAGATCGTGGCGAAGGTCGCCGGGCTCGCGGTCTTCACCGACGCGAACGACCCGACGATCCTCCGCGCGGAGGCCATCTACGTCCCGGTCTTCCCGCTCGAGTACATTGTGGCTACGATGCAGGTTCGCATCAGACTTTGAGACCGATTTGAGATTGCCGGGCTGAAAGGCCTGTGCTAATCTCAGATCATGAGTTCAGTCAACAAATCGGGTGAGGCCGCGGAGAGATCTGCGGCCTCAGTCGTATTCACCATCTACTGTCATATCCACACCGAATCCGGGCGTCGTTACGTCGGACAGACGAAGAAGACGATGCTGAAGCGCTGGAACCAGCACGTCTACACCGCAAACGGAAAGATGAAAGGATGGTCACACTTTGCGAACGCCATTCGCGTTTACGGTAAAGACGCATTCTCGCACGAGGTTCTCGAGGTTTGCCATGACCTCGATTCCGCGAACGAGGCGGAGAAGCGATGGGTAGCCCATTTCGACACGACGAACCCGGAGAAGGGCTTCAACTTCAAGTCTGGTGGTGATCACCAGCCGCACCCCGTTCGCAATCCGTGGGACCGCCCCGGCTTCCGTGAGAAGCACCCGGTCACCATCGGGGCCTGCCACACGCCGGAGGCTCGCGCCAGGTCCAAGGCCGCGCTCAACACTCCGGAGTCCAGGGCCAGGCGATCGGCCGCCGCGAAGTCCGTGATGGCCGACCCCGCCGTCCAAGAGAGGCGCCGGGCGTTTCAGGACGACCCGGCCTACCGGGAGCGCATCGCCGAGTCTCTCAGGGCCTCCCTCAGCGATCCTGACGCCAGGGCCCGTCAGTCCGAGGCCGCCCGTCTCGCGAACGCCCGCCCCGAAGTGAAGGAGAGGATCTCCGCCGCGGCGAAGGAGGCTTTCTCCGACCCCGAAGTGAAGGCCAGGCACTCGGCCGCCGTCCGCGAGGCCCAGAGCCGCCCGGAGCTCCTCGAGAGGCGCCGCGTCTACCGGGCGAGCCCTGAGACCAGGGCGAAGATCTCCGCCGCGTCCACGGGCAGGAAGCACTCGCCCGAGGCGGTCGCCCGGATGAAGGACCTCTACTGGTCGCGCATCGTCTCGGCCGTCCTCGCAGCCTAGGTGTACCCTCCGGCATGGGAAGCATCATGTCGGCGATCAGGGACGACATCGAGGACTACGAGGCGCTGTGCAGGCGCTACGGCGAGGAAGTCCGTTACTCGCACGGGAGCGCCGACTGCTACGGGAAGCACGCGGACTCGCTCAAGGAGCGCGCCCGCAGGGACGAGCCGGCCCGCGAGGTTACGGAGTCGTAGGGTTCCGTCATGCCATTTCCTCAGGTAGGTGACGTCTGGAGGCGGTCCTCCCCGCCCGGGGCCGACGACCTGGAGCATTCCCTCCAGGACCCGCGATTCCTGAAGTTCTGCCAGCCCGGCGCCATCCTCAGCGTGACCGGGGTCTGGAAGTCGAGCCCCTCGGACCGGGCCGTCTGGGTCGACGCCCTGTGCGGCGGCGACACCGTCGTCTTCCAGAGAGAAGCCTTCGTCCGCGCCTACGGGATGGCCGTCCCGTCGAAGGCCCCGTCTTCCTCCGTCGTCCACGACGTTCGGAACTGGTCTCCGGGGGAGATGCTGGACGACATTCCGCTTCTGAAGTGCCCCTCTTGCGGCAAGACGGCCTTCGACATCGGGCCGCCTTTGGACTATCTTGGCCGCGCCGGAACCGGCAGGACGTATGTTCATGTCGTGTCCGGCCTTACCGATCGGAGCGGGACGCCGATCGTTTCGTGCGAGGGAATGACGGCCGTCAAGCCGTAAGTCCTGTCCCGCCCGGCGTAAGCTGTCACGTGCCCGGACTTGAAGCCAGACGCTGGATCATCGCGTACGCCGCCACGGTGCTCGCCCAGTCCGAGCTGCCGATGACCCTGGACGAGATCTTCCCCGCGTACGGCGGCCCGCGCGGGCCCCGGACGATCGGGAGGAAGCTCCAGAGGTCCGTCGTGGACGCGATGATGAAGAAGGGCTACGTCTCGTCGCGCCGGATCTGCGGCGTGGAGATGTACGAGAAATCGAACTCCGGCGGTCTGTGGAGCGTGGCGATTCTCGAGGACGAGATCGGGGAGGTCGCGGACACCTTCGGAACAAGCGAGGCCGAGATGAGGAACAGAAGGTACGCCGCCAAGGAGGCCGAGAGGAAGGGCAAGATGGACGTCTCGGTCGGGGTGCTGAAGAAGCTCCTGTCCGTCCCGGAGCCCCAGTCGAGATCCTCCCTGTTCAAGGCCAGGCGGGGCGACAAGTTCGAGGAGAGGGCCGCATGGACCCCCACGTGGCAGGTTCCGCTCATGGACGCGCTCGTGAAGGTCGGCGCCGTGCGGGCCTCCGGGAGCCCCGTCGTGTACGAGGCGGCCGACAGAGAGCTCCTCCGGAGAATCTACGAGTGGAAGGAGAAGGGCCCCAACTGCCTCATGACGCTCCTCTTCCCTGACTCCCCGTGCGACATGGACCACGCCCTCCCGGAGTCGGCCCCCCTGGACACCCCCGAGGTCCAGCTCGAGATAGAGCCCGTCCGGGACCCGGAGCCCGACGGCGATCCTGAGAGCGCGGAGGCCGAGGCCGAGGCTCCGCCGGATCAGACCCCCGCCTCCGCCCCGGAGGCCGGCGCCCAGTCCGCGGTCCTCTCCGTCCTGGACTCCATCACCGGGATGCTGGGCGCGCAGGCAAAGTCGCACTCCATGGTCCTCAGCACGCTCCTCGAACTGGCCAAGACCGTCAAGGGCCTGTCGGACATCGTGGACGAGCTCAAGGACGGGGTCGCCTCCGCCGAGGAGGCCGCCATAGAGATGCAGAGGAAGCACGAGGCGGCCGGGCTCGAGACTTCCGCCCTTGGCCACCAGCTGAACTCCGTAAGGAAGAGGCTCGCGGATCTGGACAAGTCTGCCTCGGCCGAGGCCCTGGCCTCGTCGTCCAGACATGACTTCGTGAAGAAGGCCGTGTCGGAGCTCGCGGCCGCGATAGCGTCCTCGCACCACCAGCCCTCCCGTCCTGATACGCCCGTCCTCGAGGCCATTGCGTCGCTCCGCACCGAGGTTGCCTCCCGGACGGCCCGTCCTCGCACCAGTGCTGCCCTCCTCAAGCGGCTCTCCGACACCGCGGACGACCTTG